CAGAGAAAGAAGTTAGAGAACATGGAGCTAAGATTCATCAAATAATAAAAAATCAAGTTATAGATTTAACAGGTACAGCTCAAGCAGGTAATAACACAAGAGGTCTAACAATTAAAATAAAAGCACAAAATCAAATTTTATCTGGCAAAACTAAACCTAATAGCACTACAAAAAATAATTTTGTTATTGATGAAGAAACAGGAGTAATTAAAGGTGATGGTAACTTTGTATTAGGGGGTAGAGTCAAAGCTTCGGACAGAGGTAATGTTGGTACTATCGTAGGTTTTAATGAATCTACAGGAGAGATTTCAGTTTTATTTACCAATAAAAAAACAGGTGCTACATTAACTAAAAAATTTAAACCAGAACTATTAACTTCTGTTGGTAGACGAGGTAGACCAAAGAAAAATCCTGTAGTAGATACACCAAATGAAACAATAAAAAGCACAAAAGATGGTAATGAAGTTATTGAACCACTTGAAACTAAGTTAAATAACAGAAGCAAAAACCCACAACAAATAAAATTTATTGAATCTTTGAAACCAAATCAAAGAGTAATGATAAAGAAAATAGTAGAAGTTTTACAAGATGGAAATATTTTTAAAGGAAGCAAGAGTCAAGTACAAACAAAATTAGAAGGTTTAGGAATGTTTGACGAAGGAATACTTGATCTAGCTAATACAAAACAAATAAAAGAATATGCACTGATGTATTCAAAATTATATGATCTTGTACCTTCTGACTCTTTAAACTATGCACTAGCTCAAACTATAACTTTAGCGTCAGATAACGTAGCACTTATAAACAAGAAGTTTATGAAAGCTATTAAAGATAAAGATATTAACGCTATTAGAAAATCAATAGATGAATTATCAGATGCTTTATTAGAAGTTGAAGAGTGGTTAACACTAGGTATTCCATTGAGAACACAAGCTGCTAGAACTGTAGCTTCATTCAATATGAAACCAGAATCAGGATTAATTGGTAAGACAGTAGATGAAGTTATTAATATGACTCCTAATCAGAAGAAAGAGTGGGAAATGATACAGCCTGATTTAGAACAAAGCATATCTGAAAAAATAAAAATCAATCAAGCCTTTAGGTCTGAATTAAATCTAGCTGCTAATTTAGCTGAAGAAACAGGTGATTACAGCAAACTAGCAAAATTAGCTATGACAATAGACGCTACTGATGGTCAAGTAGAAAAAATTGTAGCTATGAAACAAGCTGACAAATTTAATATTGGTAGAAGATTTAACAACTTAGTTAGAACATATAACGAGATTGGAATAAATGCTTTACTGTCAGCTCCTACTACACAAGAAATAAATTTATTTTCTGGTGTTGCTATGAGTTATTTGAAAGCTGCTAACTTGGCAGCAGGTTCAAGTAACCTTCCAGAACTACAAGCTGCTATGAAACATCTTTTTGCTTTACATAGCAACTTTAATTTTGCAAGAAAAGCGTGGAAGAGATCATGGGATATGGAAGATAACTTT